ATCTCGGTAAACTTTTTAGAGAATCGGCAGGAACTGGCGACAACTGGCGAGAACCAGCAACATGATTGGCGTATTGGTCGTGACCAGCCACGATTGGAAAGTGTTGGTGTTGGGGCCGAGAGTTATGGGCCTCTTGTGGCGGCGTGGGCTGAGCGTTACATGAATGTAAAACTTATGAAGTGGCAGGAGCACGCACTTAATGGGCAACTTTGTAAAAATGCTGATGGCTCTTTACAGTTTCGTGAGGCTCTTGTAAGTACGGCAAGACAAGCCGGCAAATCTGTTGCTCTCCAGGCGCTTATTGGTTGGTGGATGACAGAAGGCGCAGTCATTCGTGGTGGCCCACAATCTGTAATGTCTGTGGCTAACAAACTGGACAGGGCTGAGGCCATCTTCCCTTTGCTTGCCAACATTCTGTGTGAATACTTCAATGCTAAGAAACTTGCTGCTACAGGACGTAGAAGTATTGAAATGCCAGATGGGTCTAAATGGGAAATAAGGGCCGCTACCAAGAGCCTTCATGGCGGCAGCCACGACCTAATCGTCTGTGACGAGTTATTCGACATAGATGCAGAGGTAGTAGATACCGCTTTGCGTCCTAGCCAGATTGCTCGAAAGTCTCCCCTGCTTTCCATGTGGAGTACAGCCGGAGACCAAAACAGTGAAACCATGATTAAGTTACGCCAGCAAGCCATGGGCGATATAGACAAAGGCGTACCTAGCCTCTTGTACTTTGCTGAATGGTCAATGCCCACACACTTAGACCCTCACGATGAAAGGAATTGGTGCTGGGCTAACCCATCTCTTGGCACAACTATTACGGTAGATGCCCTTCGAGCAGTATCTAAAAAAGACTCTTTCATGCGTGCCCATCTCAACCAATGGATAACAGCCAGGGGCGCATGGCTAGACCTTGGCGTCTGGGAAAAGAATGAGACAGATATACCTATGCCAACTACTGGCATCTCTTACCTTTCCGTAGATTCCTCATTAGACGATGCAAGGTATGTGGGTGTTAGGGCTGCAGAAGTAGATGGCAAAGTCATAGTGCAGACAGAGTTTGTGGTAGAGACCGAAGCCGATATGTGGACTGCTATAAGCCGAGTGATGGAGAACCCAGAGGTGCAGTTGCTGATTACGCCAACGCTCGAAATCCATGTGCCAATACCATTACGCCGGCGCACAACTATTACGGGCTATGCAGAACTGACAAGGTTTACAAGTCTGGTCAGGTCAATGATTCATGAAGGCAATGTCAAACACCACGGCGAAAGTCTGCTGTCTGACCATTGCGGCCGAGCCGTTTTAGTCAAGACCCCATCCGGTGCCGTTATTTCCAGTCAGCGTTCTCCAGGCCCAATAGAATTGTGCCGGTGTATGGTGTGGGCAGTAGCGCAAGTATCTAAACCAAAGCAAAAGACAAAACCTATGATGGTCATTGTGGGTGGCTAAACTACAGGCGGTATTGCTCTGGGCGTTGTCGGGATGAGCAGGGCAATACCACATATCTCATCATGAAAGTGACATACTGCAACCATGGCTCTGTTCGATAAAAAAGTTACCAAGGCTGCTATCAGTCCAATGCCTGACGTTCAGGCTGCAGTCGGCTACGGCGGTGCCAACATGATTGGTGATTTCTGGGCATACCAACAGGGTGAAGCACGAGCAGCAGCAATGCAAGTAGCCACCATCTCCAGGGCTCGTGACCTGATGGCCTCAGTCCTTGCCTCTATGCCACTAAAAATGTACGGCGAAATGTGGAACGAAGTAGATGGCGAAATGGAAGAAATACCACTGGCACCTCGCTCGTGGCTACGCCAGCCAGACCCCACAGTTACATACCCATTCCTTATGGCATGGACATTCGATGACCTACTGCATTATGGAAAGGCTTACTGGTACATCACAGCCAGAACAAAAGACGGCTTTCCGTCAGCATTTACTCGCATTCCTGCAGGTTCTGTAACTACGCCTGACATTCCAGGCAACATTCCTTTCGGGCCTTCCAAAGAGGTTTTCTTTGCAGGCAACTACTTAAAGACAGAAGATGTTGTGCAGTTCCTTTGCCCAATCGAAGGCATTGTTTACAACGGCCAGCAGACCATTGCTACAGCCCTAGCCATTGGCGAAGCCCGTAAGCGCAATGCTTCATCTGCTATTCCTGCAGGAATCCTTAAACAAACAGGTGGCGAACCACTGTCAGGCCAAGAACTTGCAGACCTGGCGGCTCAATTCAACACGGCACGAGCCACTAACCAAACTGCAGCGCTCAATGAGTTTTTAAGTTATGAAGCCACTACAGCCTCGCCAGACAAGATGCTGCTCATTGAATCTGCTAACTACTCAGCCCTAGAGGCAGCCCGTCTTTGCTCAGTGCCGCCATACTTGGTAGGCGTCTCCACAGGCGCTTACAGTTATCAGTCCTCTGAGCAAGCCAGGGCTGATTTGTATATCTTTGGAGTTCAGCCTTATGCGCAATGCATAGCGTCCACGCTCAGTATGAACAATGTCCTTCCTCGTGGAACCTACGTCTGTTTCGACACTGACGATTTCCTAGTAGAGAACGAAATGGCCGACACCATGAACCAACCACAACCAGAACAAAACACACAGGAAGCGTTAGCAGAATGAAACTTAACCTCTCAGCCGGCTTTGCCATTGACGTAGAAGCAGCAGCAGGCGAAGCGCCTACTCGCCAAATCTCCGGTATTGCAGTGCCCTACAATGTCCCAGCCACAGTATCTGACGGCACAAAGGTGCAGTTCGCTGCAGGCTCTTTGCCAGTAGATGGCAAAGCACCAAAGATGTTTATGTACCACGACAGCAGCCAGCCAGTCGGTTTAGTCACTGCCCGTACCGAAACACCAGAAGGCATGATGTTCGTAGCATCCATAGTAAACACCCAGGCCGGTACGGATGCCTTGACCATGGCCTCAGCCGGAGTGCTTGATTCCGTGTCCGTAGGCGTAAATGTGCTTGAAAGTTACAACGATAAAAACGGCACAATGGTTGTCACGTCAGCCGATTGGTTAGAACTCTCGCTCGTGCCTATCCCAGCATTTTCCGGTGCCCTCGTAGAATCCGTGTTTGCATCAAATGAATCTGTTACCATTCCAGAAGAACAGGAACCCGACGAGCCTGAAACAACCGAACCACAGGAGAACCCAGTGTCAGAACCAATTATCGAAGCCTCAGCACCTGAGTCAATTCCAACCTCACCTCTTTACGCACAAGCAGCACGAGAGTTTACTTTGCCATCAGCAGGCGAATACATGGCAGCACTTCACGCAGGTGGCCAGACTTTTGCAAATATAAACAAAGCAGTTGCTGATTACACAGCATCAAAGCGCACAAACATTCAGGCCGCTGCTGGCGACGTGATTACAACTGACACACCGGGTCTCTTGCCAGTCCCCGTGTTGGGCCCACTTGTGCAAGACCTCAATTTTCTCCGCCCTGTTGTAGAAGCATTGGGAGTTCGTGCCTATCCAGATAACGGACAGCAAAAGACATTCGTGCGTCCAACCATCACAACTCATACCTCAGTAGCGGCTCAAAGTTCTGAACTTGCAGCAGTATCAGCAACCACGATGGTTATTGCTTCAAACTCAGTAACAAAGACCACACTTGCTGGTCAGGTCACATTGAGCGCACAAGATATTTCATTCACGAGCCCTGCAGCAATGCAGTTAATCTTGAATGACCTTATGGGTGAATACATGATTGCATCTGACAACCTTGCAGCAGACAACTTGCTTACAGCAGCATCAGCATCTGGTGTTTGGGACTTGTCAGTAGCAGACCTTTTGAAGAGCGTTTACGACTCAGCAGTGGACATTTCAAATGGCCGCAACTGGACACCAACGCACATGTTCGTATCTCCTGACGTTTGGGGCCAACTCGGACAACTTGCAGATACAACTGGCCGTCCAGTGTTCCCATTCATTGGTGCAGGTTTAACAGGTCAGAACGCCCTTGGAAATGCATCAGCATCTTCGTGGAACGGAAACCCACTAGGTTTGCAACTTGTCGTAGATAGCAACTTTGCTGCAAAGACAATGATTATCACACGAGTAGGCCAAGGCCAAGGCGATGCTTTCGAGTATTATGAGGCACCTCAATCCCTCATGAGTTTCGAAAACCCATCAGTTTTGGGCAGGACAATGAGTTTCCATGGGTATGTAAGTACCTTCGCAAGTATCCCCGGCATGATTCGCAAAATCACTCAGGCTTAGTCCGAAAGGCGGTAAGCCGCCATGGCTACATACGAGATTATTTTTAACCAACGCATAGACAACTATGCAGTGGTTCAAACTCTCACAGATAACGACGTAGTAGTCGGTGAGTCAATCACTGTCTCAGGTCTTGGGTCTGGGCTAAACGGAACCTTCACTGTTTACGCCCAGCCTCAGTACCTATACATGGGTACCGACTCTGACGGCAACCTCATTTTCGATGCGTATGTACCAATCCCTAACCAGGTGATGTACTACGACGCAGACACAGACCTTGACCGTGTTGCTGTGCAGCCCCCTGGCACATTAACTTTTACCCAGACCTGCACATGGATTACAGCAGCACAGTTGCTTACATACATGGGCGTGGAAATTACAAACCCCAGCGATGACTACACCCTGCTAACACAGGCAGTGTCAGCCAGTAACGCATTCTGTTTTAGACGCAGGCAAGAGTCCGGCTATACAGGTGACACCCTTAGCACCCCAACCACCAGTGGTGACGTCATCCTTGGCACCTTGATGTATGCGGCAGCCCTATGGCGTGCCCGTGGCAGCGTCCAGGACACCTTTGCTACATTTGACGGAATGGGCTCTGCAAGCGTCTCAGCGATGACTCCAATCATTAAGCAACTTTTGGGCATCTCACGCCCCCAGGTGGCGTAGTGGCTTACACAGACCTTCTGAACGAAGCCATAGATGATGTGGCAGCAAAGATAGCCACAATTTCAGGGCTAAGAGTTGTAACAGACCCCACAAAGATTGTGCCCAACTGTGTATTCATTGACGCCCCATCGTTCACCACCTTTGCCGGCAACGGCAACATTCTTAACGTGACCTTCCCTATTAAAGTTTTAGGCTCTGGCCCTGCAGGTCTCCCCGTCTTGCGTCAGTTGCTAGACACCACAGCCAAAGTAATTTCGAGCAATGTCATAGTAATGAACGGCCAGCCAACGGCCTACCTCATAGGCGGTGCCGAATACCCTTGCTACGACCTAGTAGTATCTATACAAGCACAGACAGCGTAAGGCAGACCATGTTCACAATCATTTCCCCACGAATCGGAACACCAGGCGACAAGTTTGAACCATCCGAAGAAACCAACATTGACGCCCTCATTGAAGGCGGCTTTATCAAATCCGACAAAACACCAACCAAATCTGCTAAAACAGTAGAAACATCTCCAGAGGAGTAACTCACATGGCTACCAGCACTTACCTTTCCAACCCATCACTAACTGTTAATGCAGTTGATTTGTCAGACCAATGCACATCAGCAACACTTACTGTCAAGTTTGACGCTCTTGAAAGCACTGCCTTTGGTGGTACTTCTCGTGTCTATACAGCAGGTCTTGGAGACCACGAACTTGTCTGTGAACTTTTCATGTCTTATGCCGCTACAGAGACCTACGCCACT